ATAGTTGGAGGTAGTAGCACTAAACTCCAACTGGAGAGACCTCCTTCTCAATTACGTGGTAAAACCATAGCTTCTGTATTTGTAAACGATGTTAATGCCAGAGCGGTTAAGCCTGCACCACCAGGACACGAGACCTGGACTGATGCTGATATAACCGCAGTTCTGTTTCCCAAAAAGACTGCTAAGGACAAAAAAGCAGCTTAGCATATTAGCGTATTACGGATGCACCTGGTAGATTGCCGCATACTACCAGGGATAATTCAACACCTTCAAAGTTTCCGTCCCAAATGGCATAGTCTGCTACTAACTCCTCAGTCTTAGGTTCATAGTAGTTACCACCAGGTAAAGAGTGTGGACAAATATAATTACCATTTTCATCTACATCAAAGAATCCAATTTCTCTACCGTATTCTTCAGTACAATGAGGACAGATAACATTAACATTTGAAAGTATACTTCCGGTAGAACATTTGTTGATTCTACCGGTTTTAATATCCATAATTTCTTGTGGTTTAGATGCGTGTATAGCAGCTAATAAATATACACATTTATAGCCTTTTTCTTGTATTATTTTAGAATTACTTTGTTCCCTGTCACTACCGGTAACTGCTTCTTGTTCCGGCTCGTCATAACTCATAAATCCATCAAAAATTATACCAATACTAGAACTAACGTTTTCCCAGTCGTGGTTTAGTATTAGGTTTTTACCAATAAGCTGTTTAGGCATCTGCTCTAAAACATTATCGTGCCACACTTTGTAGCTGCGACTAACTAAATTATCACTAGCTCGAAACGGCACTACATACCACTCATCTGACTCCCAAGAGTCATCACCAGTAACCTTCTTAATAGATTCCAAATCTTCTGGTAAAGGCGTTCCCATATATAAGATTTTGCGTTTCTTATAACCTTTCATGTTAGTTAATTCCATATAAGCAGGATTTAGCTGTTCGTTAATAATTGTAGCTGCAATATCTTCATTAATAACCATTATCTTAACCATCCGTTTTTAGTGACAAGTAAACTATTGAAATTAGGCTTATTCAACTCGTTAGAGTATTCTTTGTAGCATCTACAACGCATTTTACAAGCAGTTGCAGTACCAATGCCAGGTAAACTACCTATTCGTTGCCAAGATAGTAATCCGTAGCCCACGCAGTCTGGACACGTTTTTTCATCTTGTGCGGTAACCCAACGCTCCCAGTAATGCCCATTTTCTCTATGTGCTTCCGCTCTACCACGTTCATAAGTTTTATGAAAGGAATCTCCATATTTAGATGCTCTATCTCGTATTTGTTTAACTGATAATTTACCGTCTTCTATCTCTTGTGCAAACCTACGTAGGTATATATATTCATCAACTAGTGTTTTACCCACTATACCTTTATCACGGGATTTAAACTGATATGTGCCGCCTTTGCCCGCTAAATAGGCTTGTGTCTGTCCTTTTTTAACTGCTTCAGCCATAGCGTCATACCAAGTAGCTGTAGTTATCTTGTTTTGTAGTAGTAAATCAGTAATAGTGCCAATATCTTTTTTAGTGTCTTTAATTCTTTGTTCTATTAAATCTTGGACATCTGCCCTAGACACAAATCTACCAGCAAAAGAGCCAGTAGCATATCTAAAACGCTGCGTTTTAGCATCAAAGGTAAATTGAGCAGCCATTAATCACCTCCGGTTTTTGTGCCGTTTATAGCGTTCAATGTTTGCGATTCGCGAATAGGCAAAGCACTCAATAAACCTGCATATTCCGGAAAAGTTTTATCCCAGTCTTCTACCGCTGCGTCTACATCAGATACCGATATCTGAGCCTGTCTTAATATCTGCATTGCATCTGGTAACTTAGATGGTGTTTCCGGTTTAAACTTTGCGTCCATTTGTTTTACTCCTTGCCTTACTTTTTGGCTTAGTCTTGGTTTTGCTTATGCGTTTATTAGCTCTGTCTAATTCTTCTATATCATCTATTTCCTCTATATCGTCTTCATCCTCTAGATCCTCTGTATCGTCTTCTGAGGAACCAGGCTCATCTGTAACCCTTAACTCTTGAGCATAGTCAGTCAAAGGCGTTAAAATCCACTCTGGCCAACAAATATCAAACCTACGGTTGGCATAATAAAAATCATAGCCATAACGTAAAACCAGCTTCATATTTATTGCCCAACGCACTTGCTCACCTAACAAAGAGCGTACTTCTGAGATTAAACGAGAATAAGTTAAAGCAGGTTGTCCATTTAAATCTTTAGCACCTCCATTGGCATCTAGCATACCAGGGAACAACCAAGCAGGTATACGTGGCGGTATGCACATATACCTTAATTGTAGCCAATAATCCATTAATGGTTTAAGCGTATCCCCAGCCGCTATAGTAGCTTTTTTAACTTCTGCACCATTCATTAAATACAAGTTAGTTATGATGCCGCTAGATGCCATAGCTTCATGACGTTGCATATATTCTATGCGGTCTTTTTCCGTCTTATCTTCCGGTAAGATATGCAGCCATGGCACAATAGCGACATCCCGGGCGGCGGTTTCTAAAGCCACAGAGCATTCTTTAAACTTACGCCATGCTTCTAGCGAAGGAAAACCAATTGGGTTGCCATATAGCCCACGAGATTTGTACTTAAAATGTAATATTTTAAGCGGGTTAAAATGTACATCATCTTCTGATGGAGATAACCTAGTACGTTGTATGTAGCTTAATGTCCGACTTTGGGCATCTTTTTCCACAAATACGCTAAACACCGGTAAATATTGTGCGGATGTAATGTCCCACTCATCTTTCCCTAATCCAGTTTTTTCTAACCCTAACTCAATAAAGCTATCTCCAAACGCAAGGCACTCTATAGCTGCCCGCATAAGAGCATCTCCACCAAGTATTAAATCTTTGCCATAGCGTGTATTAGAAAGCTCTTCAGCAACTTCTAAAACTTCTGGTGCAACTTTTGTGCCATCGGATAACTCGTCTTCTATGAACCAACTTGCAATCTGTCCTTGGAGTTGCTGAAAACAATCAGAAGCCACTGTGTCTATAGCGTGCCTATATTCGTAACTCCAGTGATATGCTTCTAGAAGCTCATAAGATAAGTTTAAATCACCATAGGTAGGACGGATTGGCACTTCTGGTAAGTCATAATTGGCACGTAAAGTAGAGCCAGGATAAAATATAGCTTGTCTGTAGCCTTCTAGTTCGCTTGTGGATGATTTGCGAAAAAACCGCCAAATCTGTTGAAATAATTTACTGTAGTTGGGCATATTTTTATTAGCTAATAATAGCCATTATTAGTATATACTTTTTGTTGTTTAAATGTTATCATATTATTAAGTAATAGCCATATTGTAAGAGTTTTGGCAAGATTATAAATAAAAAGTAGTTGCAATAAAGGAGCAAGTTTTTGAAATGGAAATAATTTTCCCAACAGATAAATCAGGAAAACGCAACAAAGTAGGAAGACCGTCTAACTACGCCAAGGCAATTAAAGAAGGTAAGGAAAATCCAGAACAGTACATCAGTGAATACATGAAGTATACACACGGATTAGGATATAAAAGACCAGGCTATTGCGCTTTTTGTGGTACACAACTAACCGTCTTATCTACTCTTAAAATAGGATTTAAAAAGGCTTGCAGACGCTGTTACAACATGTCTCCTATAGGATTAGCAGAAAAAAGACAAAAGCGGTTAGAAGCTGAAAAGAGTAAAGAACAAGAGTCTACCTAAAACGATTGGAGGTTCTAGGCACGACGGTTCCTAAATTACCCTCCAGCTTAGTGCCACGACGTTTAAGCGCAATAGTCAATACCGCAAAAGCAACACTAAGAGACATAACACAGTCATCATGTCCAGATACAGCACACCTAGACTGTAGTGAAAAATTTCTAAACTCAGTAATACCGTCCCAGTCAAACGGAAATACAAACTCACCCTGCTCCATCATTAAAGCAAGTCTATCTGTGTTTTCTACTTTTGATACGCGTGTAGTTTGTACAGTTTCAATGGCTAAATTAGGACGTTGGTTAGCTATATCAGCTGCAATCACAGAACCACCAGAGTTATTTTCAATAGCCATTAATACGGGATTATAAACATCTGATAAGGCTAAAGTTTTTTCTATACAATATGGTGCTTGTCTATTTTTCTCTCGGTATTCCGCTACTAACTTGTACGGTAGTTCTGTGATATCAATTATTACATATTGCCAATAGTCTGTACCGCCAAAGTTAGGGTCTAGACCAGCAAGATAGTACCGGTTTACTTCCGGTAATGCCCATGCACCAACCGCGCAATTAGAAATAGTTTCTGGAGAGAACAAAGAACCACCTGCACTAGGAATACCAAGATTATATTCCCGTTGTAGTTTAGCGTCTGTTAACTTGCGTTTTTCTTTAGTTTTTTGCAAGAAATCAGGTATTTGGGAATATACCGGGTGTGCTTTCCAGTGCAGTATTAATTTAGCCCAGCCATTTACGTCTTCCCACCAATAACATGGCTCTTCTTTGCCTTCTTTGACGCGTATAACAGCTTCCTCCGCATCAAACGGGTTGTCACTGTCAAACATCTGCCAGAAAGTGGATAATTTACCTAGTTCGGACATTGTAGTAGCAATTATAGTCCGAGCATCTTCACCTACAGTTTCTTGAGATGGTGTAGAAGCAGAATAGATTTCCTCAAAGTTTTGGGGGAACGCAGCTTCATCAAAAAAGATATCTGCAATGGATTCCAACGACCGTGTGGCATTATTTGTAGCTGGTCTAAACCATAATTTACCAGCATGTTCAAAGTGAATCTCAGTCTTGGACTTAGTTAGAAAAGATAAGTTTTTAACATTAGATGGCATACCCTGCATACGTACCGCAACGTTACTACTTTCTTTTTGCCCCAATGATAGAACCGCTGAAGCATAGGCAGGGTTAAGTAGTGCTTTGTGTAGCATCTTGGCGGATATACACTCAGTTGCACCAAGCTGCCTAGTTTTAAAAATCATAATACCGCGATACCGGTCTATTAAGTCTGAAATAACTTTTTGATATTCGTAGGGCAAGAATGGTACAAATTTATTACCAGACCTAATCCTGCAACATTCTGTTAAAAAATCTGCATAATTTTCCGGAACTTGATAATAGTTTTTAACTACAGTAGTAGCTTTAGAACCGGCATTAACAAGCTGACTTGCGTCTTTAATCTTCTTTTTATTCTTTGGATTTAAACCTGGTGCTATTAACATTTACTTCTTTTTAGGCTTACGTGGCTCCGTCCATTCATGTCCACATTCAGGACATTTACGCTTAAATCCCTCTTGTTGGTCTAAAGGAATATCTGAGATTTGTTCTAGTTCTTGTTCTAATTGTTCTGTATTGCTAAAAGCATCAGAAATACTAAAATCTAGGGCAGAAAACCCAGTCAAACTAATATCAAAATCATAAGACTCTAATAAACCAAATTCAACTTGCAATAGTTCTGAGTCAAATCCAGAGTTAGCGTTAATTTTGTTATGCGCTAACCGGTAGGCTCTCTTTTGTAGTTCAGTTAACTCAGTAACTTTAATAACTGGAACTGTATTTAATTTAAGCTGTTTAGCTGCCAACAAACGTCCATGACCTTCCAATACAACCATATCCTCATCTACTGCTATGGGGTCATTAAACCCAAATTCTTGAATGCTATTAATTATTTGTTTTATCTGAGATTCTGGATGTAACTTGGCGTTTTGCTTGTATGGAATAATATCAGATACCGGACAGTCAAAAACTTTACTTATTAGCATATTTTAACATACAAATTAAAAATCTGTGCTATAATAACATTGTACCGCAGTTCGGGCGGGATTGTCTGGTGTTCAGGCAGAAAGACTCATCCTGACAAGGGAGAGTAAGCGGGAAGGTGACAACCCGCATAGATGCGCCGGAATTATGGCGCACCATTTGGGAACGGGAACGATTCTACCACAACATAACCTTCTGCTTCGAGTCGTTTATATGCAGCATTAATATCTGTAATATATTGTAGCCCCATGGTTTCTTCTATGGCGGTTACACTATCACGTAGTGCATCCATCCATTTAATTATATCTGACGTACTTAAAGTTTTGACATACTGTACTAATTCCGTATTGTTCTGTGATGCAAGCATTTTATTGTTTAGCTCTTTAGCGTGAATACTTACTATAGTTTTTGCAAAATCACGTACAAGCAGCAAACACTTTATATTTTCTTCACGGGTGTCAAAAGACTTATCTACTTCGTCTATTGGGTTTTTACTTTTGTCCGGTATTTGTAAGTTTAACTTCTGTTGTGCTTCTCTTAGTAGTGGCCACTTACCTTGCCGGCTCCAATTAGTTAATCTTTTAATTGAAACCCCAGAAACTTTAGATAAATCTTTTATAGTTAAATCATCGGTACGCATAAACGCTTCCCGGCACTTATCCAAATCCCATTGTTCTTGTTTTTTATTTTCTGATTTATTTTCTGGCATATTTTCTATTTAAACTACTTGACAAAATAAATTATTAGCTCTACTATATAGATAGCCCATT